CGGGGGTACGGATGTTCAGGTCCGGGATGATTCGATTGACGAACATGAACTGATCGCCGTCGCTGATATCGAAAGGCGAGCTTTCGATATACGCGTTGAGCGGTAGGTTGGGGACCGTGCTGCCGTCGTTCTGCCCGTACTCGTGATAGTAGAGCTTGTTATCGGCGGGGCTTGAGGCCGTGGGATACTGACGGAGAACCCGGTCGATCCATGCCGTGCGGGCCAGACTGCCGTAGCTCCACACCTGCTCGACATAGTTATACGTCACGTAGCTATCGCAGTCAGTCCCGCTCGTGCTCTGATAGAACCATGTTACCTCGTTGAACGAGACGTTGACCCCGGCGTTGATCTTGTCGCCTTGAGTCATGTCCACACGTTCAAAGATGTACTCTTGGATCGGGCACTGGATGCGCTGCACCTGACCGGTGAACACATAGAAGCCGTCCTTCGCCATCCAAAAGACGGCGTCGTCCACCGCGATTGCAGCGTTGAAGCCGGCAATCGAAATGTTGTTCGCCATCGCATCAATGCCAAAGGTGTACGGGGGACCAATGAACTGCATCGAATAAAGTGCAGAGTTCGTAAAGATCGCGACTGCTCTCTTGGTTTCAACGGCGCAGACGATGTAGCTGCCATTGCCAAGACGGAGATCCCCGGCCGTGTTATCTGGTGTGGAGGTCCACGTTGAATAATCTTCTTGGTTGCTCCAGCGAACGATCATGGGGTCTTGAATGCCGTCGCCAAAATCGGCGCCGAACGCAATCACATGACGATCACGGTCAGAGACCAGAATCTGCGTAGCCTTTGTTGGGCAAGTTGGATCAGAGGACAAGGAGTCGAGAGCGACAGCGCGAGTGCCAAAACCGGTCGTGTAATCCCAGTAATAAATGCCGGCGTTCTGCGCATTGAAGATCAGGTCTTCGCCGTAATTGTCCATGGACCACAGACGAAGAGCCGTGATAGCGCTGCCATCTGCAGGCTGACCCCAACCACGATCCCCGGCTTCAGCGTATGCCGTCACCGTTCCACCGCCCGTGGCAGAGGAAGTAGCGGTCGTGCTGACCGTAATCGAATAACTGTTGGCATTGATGTATGTGATCTGGAATGTAGCAGCAAAATACCCGGCCGAAATACCACCGACCGCGGATGCGCCCGAGAACGCAACATACTTGCCCGTCGTCAGACCGTGACCCGTGTGAGCGACGGTGACAACAGCGGATCCAGAGGACGTCGTGAACGGGTTCGTCAGGGTCGAGACGGTGGGGATAGGCCATACGCCTGCGCCCCAGCCGTCGCCACCGAGGCTTTGATCCGTTCCGACGTTGATCTGATAGGAGGCTTGGACCGAAGTGCCACCGTTGCCCGTGTCAGAGGCGTTTGCAACAACGCCTACGTTGATCTGATATTGATTGGCACTAAGGCGAGAAGTGACCTGAAACTCTTGGTTGAGGACCACCGCCGTGATGTTGCCGCCAAGAGAGACAGCATTCGTAAAGGTTACGAAGTCGCCCTCATAGGCGCCGTGACCGACGTCAGTGACAGTGATCGTCGAAGATCCGTTCGTCGCGGTGAATGGATTGTTGAGCGTGACCACCCGGCGTAGAGGAGTGATGTCGTTATAGTAGGTTCCCTCTTCGACGTAGAACTTTAGATTCGTTCCAACGCCCATGAGGTTGGACGAGTCGAGCGCGGCCCAATTGTGCAGAGCGCGGCACGTGCCGAGGAAGGTCTCATTGCTGTAGGGTTGCCAGCCGCCAATGGACTCGGGAAACCCAAGCCTGAAGCGGACAAGGTTTACGTCTCGCCAGCCGCCTTCATTGGTGTATGCCGTCTGATCACGGACAACCCCAGGGCGGAACTGAAGTTTGGTCAGAGGCATTCACTTGGTCCTTAGTCGGCCGGGGCGATAACGAGCTTGCCCTCTTCTACCAGCTTCATGATGTTTTGGTAATCCGTGTTGGCGGGGTCAATCGGCACAATGGATGGGACGTCGTTAATGTCCACTTTGATCCCAGCAAGATTTCCAAATTGATCGTTGTAGTATTGAGCGTTACTGTACATCGGTTAAAGCTCCGCGCTTGCAGTGATAAGACCATTAGCCGCAGCGGTTTGATAATAATTAAACCCTTCTGTTGAATTAGCGCCCGTAGAAAATCCTGCTCCTGCGCTAGAAACGGTTGCTGCCGCTCTCATGCTCACTTTATAAAAAAACTGATAAGCAGTAACGCTTGAAGGCGGAATGACTACTGTAGCAGCTTGGTAATATCGCTGACACAACGCTAATTCTTGCGGATAAAGCCGCCGCTCGAATGGCGTTGCAGCGGTTCCAACTTCTAGCTGGACGCCTGTGAGGTAGAAGTTCCCGGAGGAGTTTCCGATAACGGAGATAGCGCTGGTTGCCGACAGGATGTTTCCCGCGACCCATGCTCCGGCAGTCCCACTATAAGTAGAGCCCACACCAAGGCCGAAGGTTACGACAAGGCCTGACGTGTTGTCCGTGGCCCATGTTCCCGTTGTGTCGCCTGGGATAGTGACAGTCTTGTACTCGTAGGTGTCCGCCGCGGAAATTGTATAGGTGAACGGATAGCTACGATTCAAAGACCCGTTTCTGATTGAGCCACCAAACGTCCCAGTAAGAGAGGATCTAACCCAGAAAGAGAGGGTGACGGTCTTAGCTGACGCCGTGCCCCACGCAAGATCAGCAATGTTAAAGCCTTCAACCTGTTGAGTTGTTGCAACGTATTGAGTTGCGCCAAGACTTGCATCGGCAGTCCCAGTTTCAAAATACATGGCGTTCTTGAAACCCGCCGGAGCGTTCGTTGTTTGACGAACGGTCATGGTTCCATCTGTGTCTTCGGTAGAAGCCCAACGGTCGAGAGTGTATTGGGCGCTCGAAGTAAGCGTGACGGTGCCGGTTCCGCGCTGGTAAATTTCCATCGCGCCGTTGATGATCTTATTCCGCATCGCAAACGGGGATGCCATCGCAATGGTTCCCCCCGCAGTCGCGTTGCCGGACGAGTCGAGGACGATGTTCGGAGAGGCCGAAGAAGCGTGTTGAAGATTAGTGGCCTTTAAGGTGGACATCTATCAGCCCTCGTACATCACGTTGATGGTGCCAGCGTCGAATGTGCTTGCGGTCGCCACCACAGCAACACGGTCTAGTGTTCCGGCAAGAGCGATATGCCCTTGGGATGAAACAGTTATGTTGTCATTTCCTCGAAAGAACATTCCATTGCTTACCCATGTGTTTGTGTCCAAAAGAGTGAACACAATGCTGCCAACAATAGTTGTTGTTCCATCGGTAGTTCCCATGCCCCCTAATCCGTCCGTTATTGTTGCAACAGAAATTTGTGGGGTTGTTACATAAGCGACGTTGCCGGTTGAGTAGCCAGTTGTCACAAGACCTGACGAAGTGCCTACACGAAAACGAATAGTTCCAGACGCAGCTAGGCTGACCTGACGCATTGAAATCGTAATGCGCTTTACCCAGCTTGGGATGCCAGTGAAGTTAATCGACGTTCCGCTTGTTGAAGCCTGCGCTGTCATCAACGTCAGCGGCTGAGACAACATCGTTGGGGTTACGGTAGAGGAGCTCCCCGTCACAACTGCAGTGCCGGTAATGCCGGGGACTGTCAGCGTGTAGTCAGATGCTGTTGACGGCGTGTCCAGTGTGACCGAACCACCGCCAGTGGAGTTGAGCTTTAAGGGCATCAGTTAATCCCCAATGCTGCTTTGATCTCGTCGGGTGATTGAGCAGCGTCAATCTGAGATTGTATTGCGGAATACTTATCGCGGATTACCTGACGCGCAGCTTCAGCGGCAGCGGCCTCGGCAGGAATTGTTGCCTTGATGTCGAGCGGAGCAAACTCTTTCGCGCGCTCAGCGCGACGAATGGTATGGCCAATTTGTTTTGCCTTCTCAAGATTGACCGCGACTGAGCCATTGTTTAGCTCCCAAGCCTCAAAGAAGACACCTTGATTCTGCGGGAGGCTCAATGCGCTAATGATGATAGCCCCGGCCGGACAATCTTTTGCCAGCACCTCATCAAGAGGAAGTTCACCAGTGGGGTAGCAGATAGTCACTGCACCAATTTCATTCGGCCACACAATCACGTCACCCATTGAGGTCTATCCTTAGTAACTTGCGCTTAGAATAGCAGCGCACAGATATTGCGTTGCAGCCCCCAAAGCGCCATCAGATGAGACTAATTGGATTGGCGTAGAAGAGGTCGTTGGCGCGATAGAATTATACGGCAAAGAAACCGCGCGCATAGAAGTGCTGTTGCACCCACCTGCGCCGACTACACAGTAGTCGTTCACAGATAAAGCCGCAGTGAAATTAAGGACATAGTTTCCAGTTGCGGTTCTAGTTACACTGGAAATATTGAAAGAAGCATTTGTTGTGACCGTTGTTCCATTGTCGGTCAGCTTGATCCAAGCCTTCGCTGTGGATTTTGAAACAACGGAGCTTGTTGTGCTTGTCGGTGTGGAAGTGGTTCCAACCAATAGATTACCGGAACTATCGACCCGCATGCGTTCAGAGCCGCCAGTTGAAACAGCGACTGCGTCTGCGGCAGGAAATGCAATGCCGGTGTTAGTATCGGTGCCTTGAACGGCGGGGGTTCCGGCAGATCCGTCAACACCCGCAACGCCAGTCGTGCCGCTGATTGTGATAGGCATGTCTTACACCACCGTCCAAACTGAGCCTGACGGAACCGTAACCGTCGCGCCGGAGTTGATTGTCACCGGACCGAAGGTACCGGCGTTCTGACCAGAAGGGATGCTGTAGCTTGTCGTCACGGTCTGGTCGTTCAAGTAGAAGACGTTGTCCGTTCCACCACCGGTAGCACCACCACCGACCTGGGACCAATCCGTTCCGTTAAAGCCTTCAAACGATACCGTTGTCGTGTTGAAGCGAATGTAGCCGGCCGCGGGAGCCGCAGTGGTCGTGCTGCTGATCGGAACTTGGAAGGCGTTTTTGAAGTAGCCGGAACCGTAGACAGTAATGTCCTGCCACACGTCAGCGCTGCCGATAATGTCGGTCGTACCGACAAGGCGCGTGGTGAGCGAGGGAATTGAGTACTGATAGACCGTGTTGTTGGTATTACCAACAACGTACATTTTGAGGCCGTCGGGGCGAACGTACAGCCCGGTGGGGCTTGTCTCTTGAGAAGAAACACTGAACTGGGTGCTAGAATAGGTTGCTGTGCTGATGTCCCAAGGAGTTGTCAGGTTGTAAATCGCGACGGCATCCGTGTCGGAACCGAGAACAAACATCCGAGTGCCGTCTTCAACAAACGACAAATCTTGCGGAGTGCTTGTTTGACCTGCAACAGAAAACGATTGGACGTATGACGCCGTCGAAACGTCCCACGCAGTGGATAGGTTGTACTGATAAACGTCGTCCCCGGTGTTACCCACCACGAACATCCGAGTGCCTTCCGGACGGAAATAAACACCCACCGGGGTGATGTCCTGCGCAGCCACAGAGACAGACTTGCTCTCATAGGACGCTGTCGAGATGTCCCAAGGGGAGGTCAGGGCATACTGATATACTGTGTCGTTGGTCTGACCGACCATGTACATCTTCAAACCGTCTTGACGGAAGAAGAGACCGTGAGGGGCCGAGTCCTGCCCCGCGACGGAGAAGATTCGAACATAGGAAGCGGTGGAAACATTCCATGCGGTGGATAGGACGTACTGATTTACGTCGTCCCCCGTGGAACCCATGACATATAAGTTCCGCCCGTCGGGGCTAAAGAACAACGAGTTTGGTACGGTTTCTTGAGTAGCGACAGAAAATGAAACGCTGTCGTAAGAGGCCGACGCCATCTGCACATCGCTGATGGTCGTGTCCTTACGAGAGTTAAATCCATAGGCCGGAGAGGTAAGGCCGATACCGACATTCCCGGAGGAGTCGATAACGAAGGGGCTACCGTCCGGGTTGGCCGCATCCTCAACGAGGAGCGCATTTCCGGATCCGGTCTGTGTCACGCGCAGGGCGTTTCCGCTGCTCGAACCGCTGATGACCACGCCAGGCTGAACGGTGGAGTTGATCGTCAAGGTGTCAGCAGAGCTGTCGCCAATGACGAGGTTGCCTGTAAAAGCATCCATCGCCGGAACGACGTTAGTACCGTTGCAGAACACCAAGGTTGCCGTGCCGTTCGGAACGGTAACTCCAGAACCTGCAGCGGTTTTGATTACGATAGACTGACCGCCGCTCGTGGCGTTCTGGACGATATAAACTTTTTGGACTGCGGGGCAGATGACATTACGAGTGGCCGTAAGAGCGCCGCTCATGTTGAGGACCATCTGACGTGCTTGGTCCGTGGCGCCGTTCGCTGTTGTAAGCGTATAGTCGGCGTCCGTCATCGTGATCGAAGCAACGCCCGCAATCGCTTCTTCGATTAGGGTGCCGAGGTTCGTGTTGGTAGTGATGCCCCACGTACCGGACTGCTCACCCGTGCCGATGAGTTCGATGCGCAGTCGGGAGGAATAAGTACTTGCCATCTAAGACCTCTAAGCGGCGATTGGCACCCAGTTTGCGGATTGGGATGGGTTGATCGGACTATACCCGCCACCCGTCGAAGGAGCAATAGGTGTCCAGTTCGGGTCTTGATCTGGGCCGATATTATTCCAGACTAAGACCTCAGACACAAGACCCGTGCCTTCGACGCCAGTGAGTTCGACGTTTGCAGTTGCAGAAATTTGTACCGCGTAGGAGCGAGCTTCTGCCGAGACCCCGGAGGGATACACTCTAGCGGAATACGCGGCGTCTACGGTGCCGACCTCGCCCGTTGCGGAGACACCTGTCGGGAAGATATTAGCCGAGTACGAAACATCGACACTTCCGACCTCGCCCGTTGCGGGGACACCCGTTGGGAAGATATTGGCCGTGCGGCTTTCAGTAACTTGGCCAACGTCGCCAGTGGCCGAAACGCCAGTGACAAAGACGTTGTTGATGGATTTGGCAACAACCTGCCCAACCTGACCCGTTCCGGCCGATCCGGTAGCGGAGACGTTGGCCGTTCCCGTCGCCGTAACAGATCCGGATTGTCCCGTTGCGGACAGGCCTGTGACGGGAACATTTGCCTTGGCAGAGACGGCAGCAGTGCCAACAACTCCGGTGCCCGCAAGGCCCGTAATAGAGACATTGGCAATGCCTATTACGGTGACAGTTCCCACCTGTCCCGTAGCGGACAAACCCGTTGGATAGACATTGGCCTTGGCGGATACCGTAACGGTTCCGCACTGCCCCGTAGCGAAAAGCCCGGTGACGGAAACATTGGCCTTGGCTGAGACCGTAACTGTCCCAACCGACCCTGTAGCCACGGCAACCGTAACCGAGCCCTCGCCGAATGGGAGACTTCCCCATCCGGCCGAGCGGTTCCAACCCTCAAAGGCTACAGTGTCATTGGCCACGGAACACTATCAAGCGATACGGATGATCGCGTTGGCGGCGTCCGCCGTCGGGAAGATGACCGTGAAGTCACCGGCCGAAGCCGTCTTATCCGAACCGAAGTCCAGAACGACAACCGACGGGTTTGTGTAGGTGTGCGCCGGGGTAGTGTTATAGATCAACGCACCACGGGCCGTGAACGAAGCGGTTGCCCAGACCTCGTCAGCAAAATCCGTGAAGGCCGTCGTGCCGGAGCTCGTCGGGTTCACGTTGCTGAGCGCCTGACCACCGGCGACATACGCCGTACCCGTGGTGTTGGTCGTCTCACCAGAGGTCGTATACGCAGTGGTCGAGGCGTCGAGGGTGGCCGAGTTGGTGTACAGGGCCATGTAGAAAATGTCGCCGCCAGAGGAGCGGAAATCGTGAGCGCCTTCCAGCAACTGCTGCTTGAAAGACGTACACATGAAGTTGCCAGTAAAAGCCATGTCACGGCCTCCTAAGCAGTTCGGCGAGTTTTGGCTGACCCGCTTCAGTTACAAGGTGATGAACGGTCGTTCGATCCGACTGAATCGCCCGTTGCATATAGAGTAGAATAACGTGTTCTACCTTATCGCGAAAGGCCACAGCCTGTTCCCGGATCGCCGGGTGCGCACTTTCAGATATCTGAACAATGCGGTCAGCAGCGAGCTTAGCCCAGAACTCCGGGGGATGCCCACCATTTGAAGTCGTAGCAACGTCAACCTTCATAACTGAGGTGACGTTGGGTTCAGTCCAAGCCATCAGGTCGCTCTCACTCTGATCAGTCCGTCACGGTAGGCGTCGGTGTTTTCACGCCCTTCGCCGAAGTTCTTCAGGCGCCCGATAGCCTCAGTGTAACGCTGGTTGTAGACATTGAGGATGTCGGCCTCACCCTTCATAAAGGTGTAGGCTTCGAACAGTGTCGCGTAAAGAAGAGCTTCTTCAGCATTGTCCCCAAGCCAAGAGGTGCCGCTCTGAATGATGGAGAGCGGCTTATAGTAATAGTGCAACTCGACCGAGTAGGCGGCTGCAGGAGTAGGGGACAGAAGAAAATTGTTCACGTCGAACAGGGCGTAATACTTCGGAACACCCTGCGTTCCCGTTGGGTTGTACTCCTGCAGATACTCAACGTCCTTATTGAGAAGGAACTGCTTCGAGCCACCTGAAGTGACAGACAGGGAGAACGGCGAAAGGAAGTCTGACGGCACCGCCAGGTATTGATTGCCCGCCGTGGTCACGCCGCTCTGATTCTTACGGAAGACGTCCAGATCGACAGAGAACAGGATCCGCTCTTCCGCGTTCTGGATGAACTGGTTGATGTTCGCGTTGAACGTCGTTTCGTCGTTCTGGGTCCAGTCCTTCACAGCCTGAACGAGAGTGGCATATGTCCAAGCCATCAGGTCGTCACCCTCACAATGCCAACCTGCGTGATGCCCTGGATCAGGTCATTCTGCAGGAATGGGAAGATCGATGTTCCAACCGGCACATCCATTGGTTCGATGCGGTCCGGGCGGGGCTCATATAGCGCCTGCGGCTCGGGCGGCGGATAGGTTGGATCAAGCTGCGGGTGCTTTGGTTCCCAGCATTCGATGCACGTCCTAAACCCCGTCCACTCCTTGCGAAGCGTCGTATAGGGATACATCATTCCGCAGCGGTCGCATATAGCCTCGGAGTATGCACCGTTTGCATAACGAGCCATTAGACCACCCGATAGAAGTCTCGAACAGGGGTAAGCTGTAGCGGGGCGCGGTCACGATCTTCCTGCGCCGCTCGCTCAAACTCCTCGTCGTAGACAGCCTTCAAAAGAGCGACCCGGTCTGGGGCTTTCTTCATGGCGATGTAGTAGGCGAGGCCGGCCGCGAGGCATGGGTAGAAGCGGAAAGGAATCTGCAGGGTGTTCACACCTGCGCCCGCATCGTCCATCCGGACAAGCTTGTCGATGATGAGGTAGTAGGTCTGATCCGGGGCCGGCCACACCGTGACCTGTGGGG